ATCGATAGATTGGAACGAGAAGTAATGGAGCTCGATGATGAAGAAGATCTGGACGACTCATTTGCGGACGAGTATTTTGACTCGGTAAAGTAAGAAGAAGTACCCACTACCTAAGTCACGCAGACCCATCTATGTAATCAAACATTTTGAAAATGACCTACGAACAGTGCCTCGCCGACGCCATGCGCATGTACCGAGTGGATTCCCCCACCGATAGATGTACGAAACTCGCAAACGCTACCTGGAAGATGAAACAAAAATACGCGCAACTCAGAAAAGACAAACAGAGTCGAGTCATTCAAGTCATAGACAAAGCACCCGAACGAGCGGTAGAAAAAAGACACGCAGTACACACTTGCCAAGCAGTGACTCTGGCTGGAAAGCCGTGTGGATTTAAGGCTACGTGTGGTGGTTTCTGCAAGAAACATCAACCGAAGATAAAATATTAGTGTACTATAAATGTTAGACCAAGAGACGCTTCGTCCAGTTGTAATAGCCATGGCTCTCTATGTCGCTATCGCTAAGATTGTCCCAGATACCGTAAAGAAGCCAACGAACGTTGGATTTGTCGATGATATCGTTTCCATGTTGATCGCTCAAAAAGGTGCCATCGCCTCAGGTGCTATCCTCACCGGTCTCATTGTTCTCCTTACCAATTACATCATTGAAGAATTGTTGTGAGACGTTTTCCTTACTCACCATTTGTTCCGTGTGTGAATGATCCATGTGTCTCACACGTTTCTCGTACGCGTCATTCATGAACTCCAAGAGTTGCTCTTTGTTGGGTTTGCCCCATTGCATACCCTTCTTAAACAAGAAATCGTCATTCTGCAACTCTTGAAGTCCACATTCGATCGTGTACGGTGTTTTCACATACTCTGGTGCTCCACCGTAATCCGTGATAATCACTGGTTTCCCCCTCAGCGCGGCCTCGACAGCACCCATTCCCACACCTTCTGAACTCGAGAAACTTACATAACAATCAGATGACTTGTGTATTTTATCCATTTCATCATCCGATATGAGACCATTTATGATCTCAACGTTTGGTAAATTTATCTTGACCGGTTGATTACATGTAGCTTTTACGATAAGTTTCGCGTTTGGTTTGTTCAGGCGAACAAACGCTTCGAGTATATCTCTAAAGTTCTTACGTTGATCCATTATATTTCCTATGTGGTAGAATCTATACACATCGTGTTGCGGTATGTGTGCTCGTACGACATAGAATTCTGTATCAGGAAATTGCCTCGAAAAAACCTTTTTACAAAATTCACTCGGTACAGCGATTCTATCAAAGAGATCAAATAATTTACCGTAATCTTCGTGTACCGTTTCAGTTTCACACACAGTCATACAATGTAAATGTTTGATTTTTGATTTGAGTTCGATTATTTTATCGAACCAGTGTCGGACGGGGAGAGCGAATACGAATGCTCTTTCACATTTGGGTACATTCTCATTGATTTCTATGTATGTCCAATCGGGGAACATTTCGGTATACTTCTTAGCATGTTGACCTATTCCACTCAGAAGAGTTGGTCCTATCACGAGCATTATGTTTAAAGATAATATTTCCTTTATGTATATTATACAATGGAAGCTCTCAGACAAGAAATTCGAGATGAAATGAAGACACTTCGAGTCAACAAGAAACATGTGTATGGTTTGTTGATGCGATTGTGTGATGAGATCGACGGTGGAGCTCCAGCTCCAGTCAAGAAGGCGCCACCCCCAGCTCCAGCTCCAGTCAAGAAGGTGGCACCTCCAGCTCCAGCTCCAGTCAAGAAGGTCGTCCGAAAGACGACTAAAAAGAAGGCTGAGGCGGCGGAGCCTGTTTTGAAGTAATGTAATAAACACCGGCTAATATAAGAACTATCATTAAAACAAGATAGCTAAATGGGTATTTTTTAGTTTCCTTTCTAGCTTTCTCCAATTGTTCGGCGTCGGGTAATTTTTTCACGTTATGATTGAGGTCACCTATTTTGACCATCAAACGATCGAGAGCGTCTAGTATTTGTAGTTCTCTATTTCTCGGTTTTTCCTTTGTGTCAATGGTCGTTATTTCTAATGTAATAGTCCATTCACGCGAATTTTGGAGTCCCTGGTAGATATCGTTTGCACCAAGTTCGTAGAACGAAAAATCTAACTTTTTAATCGATATAGGATTAAAATAATTTGTTTTACGATTCATGAGCCTAGTCTGTTTATCAAATCTATAATCGTCCCCAGCCGGAACCGCATTACCCTCGAGTGGACATCGCGCCAGTACGTGTCCTCTAGTCGTTAATAACTGCCCAGGTGTGGGAATTTGCGGGCATATGATATCTATAAGTCTGGCAACTCCACCGTCTCTGGCGCCGGCGCCACCGACCTGCATGAAGTACGCGTCGACGATTTTTAACCCGATGACTTGTGACATACCCTCAAAATGTATATTTGAATATAAATCCAGATCGAGTGTGACGGGTGTGTGACGCTTCCTTAGTGGATCCGTTCCAGTATGTGGTTTTACATCGGCAGAATCAATGGTAATATACTGAACCTTATGCGGGATGTCGTTTAAGTCGGTTAAAGGACCAATCATTAAAATATAGGCACAATATTTTAATGGTTGTTTTTGTTTAAATTGGATTGGAATAAATCTAATAAATGTGGTGTGACAATGGGTTGTTCTGGAGTTGTTTCTTCGCGAGATCCAAACTTCTTGAGTTGGGGTTTTCATTGCCCTTATAGGCGTTGAATTGATGGAAAGGCTTCTGCTGGTAGTTTTGCGTCCAACCACCATTTGCTGGTCCAACGCGTCCATCGACACGGCTGTTATCGGATCGAACCGCTGTTAAGGCGCCACCCTGCTTGAGAGCACTTTCTCTGACATTCATACGACCTCTGTTACCCATACGACTCGCCTTACCTCTACGATCTTCTGGACGGAAACCATACTTCATCAATTCTTCGTTATTCTTTGTTGTAATTTGAGCAGCCGCACTTGTAGAGTAAGCGCCACTGAAGTTTGTAATACCTGGAGCCGCATGACTCGCGTGAGCAAATTGTACGTCATTACGATCACTCTTGAAGCGAGTTGGGTCCTGTGTCATTGTTTGGGCTGAAACGAATCGCTTCGCGCCGTTAAAACCGAGACCATCTTCGCGAAGACCAGTTTGCGCACGATTTGTGCTTCGCATAGTCTTCTGGTGACTTGCTCTTGGGGTAGCACCCGACATACCCTGAGCCCGTCCCGCCATGGCTGGGAGACGACTTGGAAGGTGTGCCGTGGTTTCTGGTTTATTATGTGTCAATTGACCACCAACCGAAGCTCGGCCACCGCCGATATCACCGGCTGGACCCGAACGGCCTGGGAGTGTAGTGAGACGGTATTCACCAACGTTAATTGGATTCACTCGGAATAACTGTTGGAAACCGCCCTGAGATGGAGTATCTGCGCCCACACCCAAGCCAGGGCCAACCATTTGTTTCTCGATTGGCGAAAGGTTATTCATACGACCAGTGTCAAACATTCGGTTGCGCATGTCGAGAATCTCCTGACCACCACTTCGTTGTTGGCGACTAATGTCGGCGAAACTTTCCATTTCTCTCTTTTGTGGTATCTCCACTTGTGGTTCAAACTCTCGTTCTTCGAATCGTGGAACCGGGTTTTCATCATATGTAACTTGTGGCTGTTGAACAACTGGCACTGGTTGTGGTTGTGGTTGTGGTTGTACTTCGGGCTTATTGCTCAAAGTCCTACCAACGTAAATTAAACCAGCGACGGCTGCAAGTGAAATGGGATCGGCCATTCTTATTTTTTAGTAACATTTTTATTAGCGTATCTTTGGTGGAAAAGTCCATTCTGAAGTTCTGCGCGAGTACTGGATGGCTCATAACTCAAAGTACGGAGGGGAGCTTTACATTCCATATTGGAAAGTGGGAAGAGGTTACGCTCATAGGTTGGAACAATAACTTTGCCGAAACGAGTAGTTGATTGTGGTCGAAGTTCATCACTCACATCAATGTTCTGCGCTGGAGAACCCTTACCCGCCATATATGGAGATGTACCATACAACATAGTGTTTGGTCGGCATGAACCACAGTTAATGGAACTGGGCTGGGGGTATGTGAAGATCTCTTCAGTGGGCTTCACTGCTGGTATAGCACCTGAATTCTGAACGATGGCAAGACCGGGTTGAAGTTGGTACGCCATTTATTATTATACGAGAATATTTATATCTAAGCTGGTCCAATGCCATGACCTCTGTGAGAAACTCGGCTATCACCCGCTGGATCAAGTCCGGCAAACGCTTCAAGCTGAACACCGCGGGCATTTGGATTGCACATTTCTGGATTTGTTCGGCAATCGCGACCACCCTTATTCCCATAGCACCATTCCGCGAATGATGTTTGGTCGCCTGGAATTTTAGAAACGGGTGATGTAACAAATTGACGAGCCGCCGCGTTGCGCTGGTATTGGGGGAGCGCTGAGCGAGAACGGCCAGAATCGTATGGAATACGGTCATCTATCATACTTTTGATGAGTGGCTTAACTGTTGGGTAATAACAGGCTTCGAGGCGGTTAGGAGCGTCAGTGTAATCTGTAATAAGAACATTACCCATTGGGTTATCTTCTGTTGGCATTTGACACCCATTAATAACCTCTTTTGAAGCCGCTTTATAGGTTTCCTTAACCATTTTTGACTTGTAGAGAATATAAAGAACGCTGAGAACGGTAACACCAAGAACAAATATTCTTGGGTCACGACGGGTCAGGTAAATAACGCAACACACGTAGATCACAAAACGAGAAGCAGCATTGATTCTGTCTTCTGGTGTTTGATCACGGTTTGGCCAAAATTGTGTGACTTGATCTACCCGGACAATTTGCTGGGGGTCTTCAAACCAGGCCTTCATTTAGTATAGCTGGAGGTTTATTTTTTTGGAAGACTACCAAGCATGTTACCCATCATGCTCATAAGAGCGTCTTGGTCAATTTCACCACCATTTGTTTCCATCTTGTCGGCACAATCCTTGGCGATACCTTCAATGAGAGAAAGTGTTTCGGCTGGAATTGCG